CTAGGGTCGGCGCTCATACACGACCCGAAACACCGCCGTGGCCATCGCCCGGTTGTCGGGCAGATCGTCTCGGCCGCATCCGGCGTACTCCACCCGTGCCGCCCCGGACAGGGGCCGGTGGTGCAAGGCCTCCACCGCCGCCGTCACCAGGGCGTTGAGGGTTTCGGCGGGGGAAGACAGCTTCGAGCACAAAAGCGCCAGCCCCACCTCGCGCACGCACCGCAGGCCCGACAGAGAGCTCCGCTCCTCGCCCTCTCCCACCGCCTCGTCGCCATCCAGCAACAGCGCGCTCGCCGGGGCGGCGTCTCGGCCCGGGTCGCGGTCGATGTGCACCGGCATCGACCGGCCGAACCGGGCCTGGGCCGCCACCTGGAGGGCCCCCTCCGGGTCGGCCAGCCGGTCGCGCACAGCCTTGAGGATGGGCCAAAAGTCGTTGGTCACCTAAAACCCCTTCAAACTGTCCCGGGTAAACACCCGGTCCGCCGGGCCGCGTTCCACGCGGGCCGTGGCGGGCGCCTGCTCGGGCTGGGGCTCCACCCCCAAGAGCACCTCGCCGGCGGCGAGCTTTTCGAGAAAGCGCAGTGCCTCTTTCCAGCGCAGGTACACGGGGCGCTTTTCCACCTCTGGGGTATCGCGCCGGCTCCACAGCTCCCACACCGCGAGATCCCGGGCCAGCCGGGTGAGCACGGCGGGCACCGCGGCCAGGGGCAGCCGGTACCGGGCCTGTAAATACCCGTCCACCGTAGCCTCGGCCGCCGCGATCGCCGCGGCCAGCACCGCCGCGTCGGCCTGCCCGTCGCCGTCATCGTCGGCCAACTCCAGCAACTGGTGGGCCGGTACCTGGGCCGCCAGGTCCTCGGCAGTCAGGTACGCCACTGCCTACCTCCTGCGGGCCCGGGGCGCCGGCCTGGCCGGGCTGGCGGGCGTGGGCGCCGGCCCCTCTTGCACCGCCACCTCCACCTCCAGCATCGGCTCGGCCTGCAGCCGCGTGAGCGCTTCGGCCCCAAAGGCCCCCTCGGCGTGTTCCACCCAGTGGGCCGGGTGGTGCACCCCCTCCCGCCAAAACCCTCGGGCAGACCTCGCCTTGACGCGGATCATCGGTTGCTCCCTTCGGCTGGCTCGTCAGGCCCCCGGCGCCGCCCCGGGGACGACTCCCCGGGCCCGTCCTGGGGCCCGGGGAGTTTCGCCATCGGCGCTCCCGCAGGTGGGCGGTTAGCCCGCGCCGGTCGATCCGTAGCTCAGCTGCCACAGGCCGTAGCCCGCGGCGCCCCGCGCCTCGACGCCGAAGTTGTAGGCCCCGCGCTTGAACACATCGTCGCTGGCCTCGGTGAGCTGGTTGACGAACACCGGGGCCTTCCTCTCCTGGAAGACGAAGGGCTTCACGGGCATGCTGGTCACGTGCAGGAACCACGCGGTGGCGCTGGTGAGCCTGGGGTTCACGAGCACCTGCGCCGTACCCCGGAAGGGGTTGGGGCTCTGGTCGGCGAGCTCGTCGCGCTCCACCAGAATCTTCGCCTTGGCCTCCAGCGCCGGGGGCACCTCCAAGAGGTCGGGCACCAGCCCCAGAGGGGCGCCGTCGTCGTCGGTCATGGTCATGATGGCCGTGCGGGCGGCGCCGTAGCTGCCTTCCGCCCCGGCCAGGTTTGCCACCGAGAGCGCCGCCGTGCCCTTGTTCGACTTGACGCCGCCTCCGACGGGGTGGTCCGTGTCGTAGAAATACTGGCCGTCGTAACACAGCCCCGTGAATGCGCCGTTCTTGAGCGCGGCGACCATGGCGTCGGGCCAGTTCCTCGCCGCCCACCCGGCCATCTGCGCCTGGGGGGCGTAGATGCCCAGCTTGTCGTCCTCGATGTGGTTGCGCAGCACCTGAATGGTGGACTCGTAGTCGTCGTTGACCACCGTATACCCGTGGGCCGCCAGGCTCTTGATCACCTTCTCCCCGATCCACTTGCGCATCTGGGGAAAGTTGGCGAACCACGCATAGAGCTCTTCGCTGCCGCCCGAGGGCACCCGCATGGCGGTCCTTTCCCACTGGACCACCGCCTGGTCGAAGGCCTTCGAGAAGGTCGATTTGAGATTCTGGAACACCGCCTGGATGGCGGCCGCATTCACGATCATGGCCTACGCTCCTCCTTCGTGTTCGGCTCTCGCCGGTTTAGAGCACCCACACCCCGTCCGCGTCGATCCCCACCACCAGCCCCGCCGCCGAGGTGCCCGCAGAGGTGGCCCGCACCGTCTGGTCGTCCTCGATGTAGCAGGCCTTGCCGAAGAGCGCCTGGGTGACGAGGTCGCCGGCCTTGTTGCCCCACTTGAAGGCCTTGCCCCTGCGTACGAGGATCTTCTTCGCCCCGTCGGCGCCCCCGGCGTTGTTCACGCCGTGCTCGGCCCGGCCTAGGTACGTCGTGCTGGCGGCGGCAGAGCCCTTGGCCGCGTAGCCCGTGGCGTTGGCCACCACCAGGGCGCCGGCGTAGATCACCGCGTTGGCCGCCACGGGCACTTCGATGAGCTCGGCGTCACGGAGGGGGGTGAGTCGATCCTGCGTCAGCGCTGCCATCGTGTCTTCTCCTGTCTCAGTTGTACTTGGCCAGGTCTTCGGGGCTCACGCCCATCATCTTCGCCACCACGAGCGCCGTGTCGTCGAGATGCTTCGGCCCCGGGGTGGGCTTGCCGCCGGGCACCACGCGCCCGGTGTCGATCACCACCGGGGCCTTGGCCACGAACGCCGCAAACGCCGCCGGGTCCTGGGCCGCGTAGGTCTCGGCCCAGTCCTTTTGCGCCGGAGTGATCTTGCCCTGGCTGAGCGCGGCGGCCACGGCCACCGCCGCGTCGCGCCGCCGCAGGTCGGCCTTGAGGGCCGCCACCTCGGCCGCGAGCGTGCCCTGCTGCTCGTGGCCCTGCTTGAGGGCGGCGATGGTGCCCTTGATGCCCGAGAGGTCGGCCCCCTCGGCCAGACCCAGGGCCTCGCGCACGTCCTTGAGCACTGCGGCGGCCCGGGCCTCGGCGTCGGTCACGAGCTGCTGGGTGGCGGCGAGCACCGTTTCGGCGGTCGCCTCCCCGGCCACGGGCAGCTTGAGGGCGGCGATGATCTTCGCGAGGAACTCCTTGAGGTCGTCCATGCTTTTCTCCTCTGGCTCCAGGGCACACACAGGGCCTACGTCCTGGCTCGCGGCCAGGGCCTCGATGGCGGGGTGGTAGGGGCGGTTGGTGAGCGCCGCGCTGTGCAAATACGCCCTCATCGTGCGCCCCTGCTCGGTCTTGTGGGGGAGATTTCGCAGTACCACCGGGCTGGTGTACCGGTACTCGCCCCGAGCCACCTGGCCCGCGGCCTTCTCGGTCCACTTCACGCGACCCAAGAGCCCTCGGGGCCCGCCGTCCAGGAGCTCGCGAATCCAGCCGGCGGCCGGCGCCTCGCCCTTGCCCAGCGTCTGGTGCTCGTAGTCGAGCACCACGTCGGCGGCGTCTTTGGTCGCAATCATCTCCGCCACGTCTTCCGATGTGATCTCCCACATCACGGGCTTGCCCTGGGTGAGCTCGGGATGCGCATACACGAAACGCCCCAGCGGCACGAGCTGGATCACCTCGGGGGCGCCACCGGCCTGGGGGGCGGGGAGCGCCTGGGAGAGGATCAGCGCCAGCCGTTGCATCCGTGTCCTCCGTGGTTTACCATCCCCCGCATCCTCTCTCCTCTGTCCGGCCCGCCGCCCCTGACCCCGTCAGTACCTGCGCTCCCGTCGGGGCGTCGCGAGTTCGACGTCGCGCGTGCTCCGGTTCCTGCGAGGCACGCGGGCACGCCACCCCCCTTGACAAGTGTTATAACAGTGTCACGGGCCCCGTCCGTGCGCGTTCGCCCCCGGATCCGGCCCCGAGCACCCTCGACAGTCGAGGCCCCTTCCCGAGGCTCTCGGGCGCCTACGCCGCGAGATAGCGCCGCGCGATCCCAGCCACGTCGGCCAGGTCCTCGGGGCCGATCGCCAGAAACGGCCGGGGGGGCATCGTCACCTCATGGGCGCCGATGGCGGCAAAGCGCACCGCCGTAAAGCCCTTCTTGCGGCGCCCCGCCCGTCGGCGCGAGAGAAACCGCCCGGTCCCCTCATCGTAGGCCAGCACCTGGGTGCGGGCCTTCTTCTCGATGGTGCCCCCGAACTGGTGGATGGCCGCGTAGCGCAGGTTGGTGCCCACCCAGGCCTTGTCGCGGCTCCACCCGGGCTCTACGCTCGCCGCAAGCTGGCCCCGGCGCTGCAAGATGCGCCCGGGCCAGTGCCCGGCCGTTGCCCGGGCCCGCTGCGTGGCCGGCTTGAGCTCGGCCCACCGGGGGCGGCCCCCGCGCCGGCCCTCGAGGCGGAAGTTCTCCTCCACCGCGTCGTGGAGCCGCCCGGCGATCTCGCGAAGCAGCGGCCGCAGGTCGGCGAGCTTCTGACGGGCCCGCTCCAGGGCCTGCCTCACCTCCCGGTCGTCCACCACGAGCTTGCCGTCGAGCAT